GCTCACCGACAACACCGTCTGTTAATGGTTGCAATGCAGTGACTAAATCTGACCAGTTTTGTTCAGCTGTTAAACCAGGTGCAGCAAGTAAGAAACGAACACGACGCGCAAGTCCCGATAAAATTTCAAGCGCTTTTGCTTGATAGCTTTCAATTTCAGCTTTGCCTGTGACAGGGGTACATATAACGATAATTTCAGGACTAACATCTTGGTCCATTGCTTGATCAATCAATGCCATGATATCTGCGGCAGCTGCATGCGAAATTGCATAACCACTTACCAAATCATCGCCGTTGCGCTGCCATGCTTTAACTTGGGTTTTTAATGGCGAGTCTGCATCACCAAACAAATCATCAAAATCACTTTGTGCATTAATGGATAGAATGCTGCCGTTGTTTTCTGGTGCTTGACCAATAAACAACACACTGCGTTCTACTTCTTTGGTAGCGCCACTGCCTGTTTGAATGGCTGCAACGGATACTTTACCTTGTGCCATGGTCGTTCCTTATTTGCTTGCGCTACGCCACTTGCATAGCTTTGTTTAAAATAAAACTCTGTTGCTCTTTTTGTTCAGAGGCGGTTTGCCCCATAAAAGAGCGGGCAGGCAAGTCAATTTGCCATTTGCTCTTACTTGAGCCGCCCTTTAAATCTCTGAGTAAAAATCCTGCTTGGTTTTTACTTAAGTGCTCTGTTATCCATTTAATACTGGCGCGTTTAGCGCCCTTGCCTTTGCCGCGTGGTATTTTGTAACCGGCTGCAATTAATGCTCTGGCTTGGTTACGGGTTGCTAACCCATCCTTACGCTGATCACCGTTATTTTTTGGCGCTTGTGCAGTAATGCTTATACCTTCTTGCTGTGCTCTGGCAATTTTGCCTGTGCGCGAATCTTTAAAGTAAACACTGGCACTATTTGGTCCGTACCGTACTTTCATTCGGCGCTTTAACTTGGTGAGCATTTTCTTTTTTTTGCCGTTGGCTCTGCCCTTCCACGTTTTGCCCGTTAAATCTTTTTGTTGGGTTATTCGCCCTTTACTGCTACGGTTCGCACTTCTGATCAAACCACGCATTAAGTTGCGGCGTTTATTTGGCTTGAGCTGTAAAAACGCTAATTGTTCTTTGCTTTGCCCTTCGTCAAATTTGACGTTAAGCACGGCTTACTTCGCCATGCAATGTGAACGCTTCAGCTATCCACAGGCTTTGCTCGCCAAAGTCATAACGGCTGCCGTTTAATTCAAAAGGGCCATTGTCTGTTTGAATTAGCGCAATATCTTCACAAAGCTGGTCAATCGTTAACTCAACTTCATTACTGTTGTCGTCGTTAACATCAGCACTAAATTCAATATCGGTGCTATCAAAACGCCCGCCATTGTTTTGCAACCAAAACGATGCAAACGTACAAATCAATGCTGCCGGTGCTGCACACGGGGTTATGCTAATCACCCCTGAATAATAAAAACGTGCAGCTAATAAGCCGTTGCCATTAACGGTTTTACTGCTTGGCTCAATTCGCCCGCCTTCAATCCAACAATCAAATTGTGTATCTAGCGCTAGCTTGTGGCCTTGGTAGACCGCACTCACTAAGTGCTGCTTAAGCTTGGCTATTTTGCTTTGGCTCATAGCAACTCAACCGATAAGTTGACGCTAAGCGATTGCAATAAACGCAGTGCGTTTATGCTTTCACGCTGCCAATGCTCATGGTTATCAAGGGCTGATTGGCTTTGCGCTGTGGCGTTATCCCGATGCGTACTACCCAGCTTTGAAACCAGCAAGCTTGCTTTAGCTTTGCTGTACACTGCATCGTGATAAAAAATCACTTGTTGCGCGTTCAGTGGTTCACCATTAGTAAGCTGAACACCGTCTAGCTCTTGGTTAATTTCAGCTTGTGCACGTGTAAGCTTTTCAACGAGTAAATCGCTTTTGTTCGCGTACTCATTGGCAACCGCGTAATGTTCAATAAAGTGTGCCGTGCTTAATGTGGGGTAATAGCCATTACCTGGCACATCAACATTGACGTTTTGTAAATCTGCTTGTGGCATACCGCTTAAATTCATCACACACCTTTACTTAACAATTAATTTGGGTGTGGGCGCCACTTAGTCACATACGTTAAGCAAACAATGCGAACGCTGTGCTAAGTTGCCCACCGGCGATGGAGCTAGTCAGCGTCAACCGCTTTTTCTGGCTCGCTTTGTTTTAGTAACTTTTGCAGGTCTTTTAATAAGGTTTTAACCCCTGCTTTGTCGTTAATGGCTTGAGCTTGCTCAGCAAACGTCACTGCAAAACCATAGTTATGAATCGATGCATCGACTTTAGCCGCTATCGCGTAAAGCTTGCCGCCCACGACTTCAAGGCCAGTCCAATCCTGGTCCTTAACAATCGAAATTAAACGATGCAGTACAAAACTGATTTCAAATAGCCCATCATGTTTTGATTCTGATAAGTAAAAGTTGGCATCGTCATAAAACTGATCGATAACGAACGCAGGCCAATGCTTTGTATTGAACACGGTTGGTAAGGGCTGCTTTTGTTCAACCATTAAAGGCAATAGCTCTAGCACTGCATCCCAGCGCTTGAGGTCTACAAGCCAAATAAACACCCACGCTAAAACTTTGTTGTGGTGGTTTTGGTCACTTAAACGGTAACGGTTGATGTAGCCTAAATAGTCGTTACGCTTTAACGCTTCAGACTTATAACTGGCTTTATCTGCAATATCGGTAAATGTTTTTAGTTGAGCTAAGTCAGACTCGATGGCCGCCACAAAAAACGGGTACTCTTTTTGCTCATTCTCGGTTACTGGCGCGTTAGCTTGAGCGACTTCAATCGCTGCTGTTGGCGCATGTGTTTCAGTGCTAGACGGTACAACGCTTGCTGTTTTGGCTAATGATTTTTTAACTAAGCTCATTTAAAAACACTCTTTTGTTTGTTGAAAAAAGCCGCCCTACAAAATGGGAAAAGGGCGGCTAACTGCTGCGCTAATGTAATTTTTTAATTAGGTTCTATACCCACGCATCGCCTGTTTGATTCGGTAACTTCACATTGGCCGATTCAAAGTAAATCGCTTTTTCTAGGTCTTCGACGTAGTAGCAATCGTTACGCGATAGGTAGTCTTCAACGCGCTTTTTCTTTGCGTTATTTTCTACACTTGTGCGGGTTGATCCCGTTTGGACGTAATGACTTAAATTGTCAAAGCTGGTGACCAAAATACCGCGAGCTGGAAAAAATGGGATTTTATAACTTGCCAAACCACCATAAGTTTCGATGACCTGTTGAAGCTCAATCTTGGTTTTTTCACTTGGCGTATGTGCTTGCTTGGCGTAGAGCTTGTTTTTATCGTGTGCAAGTAGTTCGTCACCGATAATGGCTACCATGTTTGCACGTTTATGCTCTGGTATACCTTGAAGTGCATCATGCACCGCTTGGTCTAGGTTCTCGTAGTCGCCACCTGCACCAATACGAATTTCAGATACTACAGCCCCTTCAGTGACAACACGCTCAGGTGCATCACTACGCAGTAGCTGCAACCAACCGATGTTGACATCATTCATCATTGGGTATGCAACAATGTCAGTCGTATCGGCGACATGTGTGCCGTTCCAACCAATTTTGATAATATCCAGCGCAATCGCTTGGCGAACATGGCTACGGTAGCGTTCGTGGAAATCTGGAAATTTTGACCACTGATCCATTTTTACCCAGGTGATATGAATGTCACATTCTGTTGGGTAACAACGGTATTCACGTTTATCTAGTTTCGATACATCACGGGTTTTACGTTCTTTGGTGTCGTCGGTTTCAACACCTGCACGGCCAGTCACCCCGCCGTCAACACTCATGATCACCGATTGGCCTACTAGGTCATCAACCGGTGCAGTGTTGATCATCTGTAAAAATTCAGCCGATTCATACACCGCGTCATAAAGTCGCTGCTCTACAGTAGGCTCAACGTTAAATTGCTCTGACATTGAAGTCACACCATAATTAACGGCCATGCCTGCCATAATGGCTACAAATAACTCTTTTGTTCTTGTCTTCATGTTCTTTCCTGCGTTTAGCTAATTTAGATTAAGTGCGTGTGATTACAGTAAATTGCTGTATTTACCGTCGTCGCCTTCGTGTTCGTCGTCAGCGTCGGTGGTATCATCCGCAGGGGATTTAGTGGCCTTTTCAAACTTAGCCGTTAATTCTTCAAGCGCTTTTTTAGTTCTTTATAGCTCGTCTTTTAATTCGGTTACTTCAGTACTTTGTTCATCTTCTGGCGGTGTTTCTTCACCTTCCACTTTGGTGGTTGAAAATAAATCAAGCTTTTCTGTTAGGCCGTCTAGCTTCTGGCTGAATTCGGCAAGTGGTGTGCCCAACGCATCTTTTAATGCGGTGGCTAATTCTGCTGGTTTCATATCGGGTTCTTCCTGATTGAATGAAAATAGTCGTTTAAAAAAGGGTTTTTTAGTGGGTTCATCATCGACGGGATCACATGCCCCTAATTCGACTTTTAATAAGGCAACGTCCTTGTCGTCTGGTTTACTCTTACTACTGAAATGGATTCGGTCTGTGTAGCAACTCGCTGGATAATCCGTGACGGCAAGGCCTGTAAGGTAGGTTTTACCCGAGCCCATAAAGTCACGGCTAATTTCAATACTGAAGTACACGGCTTGGTCGGCTTTATTTAATTCAACAAAGCTTTGGTTGGGTGCAAGCACCGCATATAAGCACACCACACCTTCTTCGTTCTCGTATGCTTCAACACTTAACACATCGCCGAGCATGCCTGGTATATCAACATTGTGTAAGTTTTTAGCCGCCCAGCCCGACCAATTAAATTCGTGGTCAAGGTTAATGCGTGCGCCATATTTACGCGGGTTGTAAGTTTCTACAATGTCGGCTACGTCTTGCTCTGTGATTTCACGACCATCGACTGTCATGCCTACCGCAGCAATAGAAAGTGGTTTTGTACGTAGTTGACCTGGCATAAATAAAACCTTTGTTGATTGAGCGTTTTGCTTTAAAGTTGCTTGCAGTTTGCACCCTATTTTTACTCCTTTCCAACGGTTTAA